GTCAGCCACTTCTAGCTGTACCGATACTAGGCGATTTGTAATACGCAGTTTATACGCCAGAGATAAACTGGAGGTGCAATGTCAATTTGTTCGCAGACTGTTGCTATGCGATACTATATATAGTACCACTATATGTGGGATATACAAGTATTAAAGTTCAGTTAATCCTGAAACTCTACGACCTGTTCTAGCAGCACCTGTAGTTGGTGCAAACTCTGATGCTTGTTCTGCTCTAAGTCTTTGTATTTGTTGTAATTCTTCTGGGCTTTGGAATACTGCTGCTTCTGTAAACTCTTCTAAACCAAACTGCTCTGATGTTTCAACACCTTGTTGTGCTTGTAACTCTTGTAATTGTGGTAACTGTGCTTCAGCAGAAGTAAAGATTTGTCTAGCTTGTGCTTGTGTTACACCAGCTCTTTGTAGTCTTTGTGCCAGATCACCAGTAATACTAAACCCTGCTCTTGCTGCTTCTCCACCTATCTGTGCAGTAGTTATTCTACCTGCAACAATCTCTTCACCTACTGCTGGATCTAAAGCACCAATAAATATAGCTTCAGGTGTAAGTTCTAAACCAAAATTACTTGCATAAAACTCTTGTACTTCAGGTATGTTTTCCTGTATGCCTTGAAATGTAGCATCAATTCTTTGTGCAAATTCCCTAGCAGATACTTCGCCTTCAATAAGACCTGTGAATCTATCTGTTAGTAAATCTACTGATGTATTTCTTGGAATACCATACTCTTGTAAAGTACCTATGTAACTTTCTTTAAGACCTGTGTATGTAACTTCATCAAACTTAACTGTTCCATCTGGTCTTTTATTACCAGGAAAAGCTATGTCATAAGCATCACTTCTTCTTACTTCTGCAATAGCTACTTGTGGATCACCTGTTCTTGCCCACTCACTAGAGAACAATGCTAAAACATCAGGTGGCATATTAGGATATAAACTTTGTGCTAGTTCAGAATAAGTAGCCATTATACATTAACTCCTGTCTGGCTTACAGAACCTTGTCCTAATGCTTGTTGTAATGCTTGTGTTGCATCAGTTGTAACTTGTGTTACATCTTGTTCTAAGCCTTTCTCTCTAAGTGTAGTTTGTGCTTTAGCAAAGTCATTAGTCTTAACCATTTCTTGCCACCAGCCTTGTGTTTCATCTGCTGTTTGACCCCATACAGAAGTTGTTAAGTTTCTCCAAGGTCTTGCAATATCTTCGTAAGTAAGTTCTGGATTTGTGTAATTACTAAAAGCAGCAAGTCTTGATTGTTTAAGTGAACTAATTAAAGCATCTTCATAGTCAGGGTCATCTCTCAACTTACCTGCAATCTCTGCTCTTTCGTTGTCTGTTAACTTACCAAGAGAAGGTCCTAACCATCTGTTATAAAGTTCTGTTACTTCTCTTTCTCTCTCTGTAGTTCTATCTACACCTGTTAATGCAGTAGAAGATAAGTAGTTTTCTAAAGACTCATCTCTTTTACCTTGTGCATATGGATCAGCAAATAAAGATATTTGTTCTGTTGTATAAGTTTGTGACCAATCTCCAGTAACAAATTTACTTGAAAGCCAATTCACTAAAGCCTCTGGTGCATTAGATACACCTGCTGCTTGTAATGAGTTAGCTACTGCAATCTGACCATCTGTTATTGTTTGTGTAGCTGTTGCTGGATCAGCATAATAAGTTCTTAACCAATCTCTTTGACTTTGATTATTTGTTTGATACCAGTTAGTTGTCTGCCATTCTGCATCACTAACTTCTCTGCCTTCTACAGCAGCTTCTGCTATCAAAGAAATCATCTCTGGGTCTGTAATCCAAGGTGCAACTTGTGCTTGTTCATTAATTGTTTCTACAAAACTTGCAAAAGGATTATCTATTAAAGAAGATAGCTGATCTGTATTACCTGTAACGATAGCAACAGAATCAAAGAATGCTTTATTAACTTTAGCATTAGGACTAACTGCTGGAGCTTCAGGTGATACGATACCAGCTTTTACTAAATCATTATCCATAACTTCGTAAGCCATATAAATTGAGTTACCATCATAGACTTCACCATTAGCACCAGGAACTTCGTACACTAGATAGTTAACACCATCTACATCCCATAACCAAGCACCCTTGGGTACATTTAAAAACTCTGATTGTGCATTGTTTATCATTTGTCCAGATGATTCACTTGCTAATCCTGTACCACCTGTGTCAGATACTGGTGGCAGTGTTTCTTCTTCTAATTCTTTTTTTTCTTCTTGAACAACAATATCAATAATTTCATCTTCATTTTTTGTTGTATCTTTTTGTTTTTCTACTTCTACTTTATCTACAACATTATTTACAAAATCTACAATGTATTTTGTTTCATCTTCAAGTTGTTTTCCATAATCAATATCACCAGGATCTGCTGGTTTAACTATTTCTTCAACAAAATTTTTTATATAATCAGTTTCTTTTTCTACTAAACTTCTTGTGTCTTTATTTTCAGCTTCTGCTTTTCTTATTGCTTGTTGATTTGCAACAAAGTTTTTAATGTACTCTGTTTCAAATCTTAAATCAGATTGAATAACTTGTGCAGCAGCAGCCATTGTTCGTGTTCTGTCTATTAAAGATTCTTCTTCTTCTGGTTGTGGTGCTGCAAATACTGGTTCTGGTTCTGCGAAGGAAGTGCTACTTAAATCTTGTTTAGATTCAGATACAGGAATAGCTGTAGTTGTACCACTAACAAACTGTGCATTTAAAACATCTCTAGTTTCGTTTGCTGCTTGTTCTGACATACCAGATTCATAATCTTTTTCTCCTTTTTCAACTGATATAACTGTATATCTACCTGGAGAACCTACAACTAAATATTTTGTCATTGTATATCACCTCTACGAACTTGTGTTTGTGCAACTGTGTCAGCAAAATCTCCTGCTTCTGCTGGTACTTGTGATTCAAAACTTGGTCGCATACCACCTGCATTTGCTTTAGTCATAGCATCTAATATCTGTGCAGCAAAAACTTCTTGTTGACTTCTTTGGCTATCTACCACAGGATTTGTTTGTGGACCTTCAATTATTTGTGGAGGAGTATATGGTTTTATAGGAACTTCCATATTCATTAATTCTTCTGAAACTAAATTGTTCATTGAATCAACATACTCTCTTACTGATAAGCCTTGATTATCTGATTCATTGAAATTTATTGTTCCACCTTTGGTTAAAGTATCTGCTTTACGAGGACCTGCAAACCAAGCTACTGATACTGCATCCCAAGAATTGTATTTGTTAAAATATTGTTGTACTTTAAATTTAGCAACTGTGTCTTGTGCAACTGGATCGTGCCAATCTGCACCCTCCATACCAGCTTCCTTAGCCCATCCAGCCCAATTAATATCTAGTATTCCGTATGCTCCTAGACCTTGTACTCTTATTGGTTTACCCGTTGCCAGATCCTCAATGACAGAAACTGCGTGTAACACCTGATAATTTCCAGAACTCTCTCTTTCTCTAAGAGCAGATAAATACATATCTATTATTGCTGGGTTACTATCCATAGTTAAATCTTTTTCCATAATACTACCTTGGACTACCTGTGATGCTATTAATAATGAGATTATTAGTTGCTTGAATATCACGATTTCTTCCTAGCCTTTCCTGTTCTTTTTGTGTAACTCTGTCAAATACATCTTTCATTCTAGCACTAGGGTCTATGTCTGTTACACCTGGTTCTACTACAGGTTGTATGTGATTTCCATAATTCTCTAGTTCTCCAGCTGTTGCCATAATATCTGTTGGTTGTTGTGCAAAATCTACATCTTGTTGATATGCAGATTGTGCCTCTGTTAGATATGTATTAGCTAATAACTTTAATTCATAAGGTTTTGGTTTTCTACCTAACTCTGCTTCAAATAAATTTTTAACACTATTAGAAACTGCTTTATAATCTGGTGGTAAATATGCCTGTACTTTAGTTGGCTCTTGTATTGGATTATCAAGATACACTTGCATAAGTGTTTCCCATCCTCTTTCAGCTTTACCTTCACCATTTTGATTAGCTTGGCTCATAAGGTCAAACATAGCCTCTTTGTCATATCTTCCCCAAACACCAGGTCTAAATGGTCTATTTACTTTTACACCTAGTAAACCTGCATTAATAAGATTAGCTTGTATCTCTCTAATCTCTTCAGGAGTAGATGCTTCAAATACATTCTGATCCCCATTGACATAAAAGTTTTCTCCATAAGCACCGATAGTTGTTACTTCTCCACCACGATTGACAACTGTGTTTGCATCAACACCGAGATAATTGCTTGTGTCACCTTGTAAGGCAAGAGTTAAAGCATTCTGTAAATTTTCTTGTTCATCAACTGGTTTATTTAGACTCCACTCAACTAAATAATCTGTCCAGCCAAGGTTCCTTGCTACCTGCATAGCATCAGCTGTGTCTTTAGAAGCCTGTAATAATGCTATTTGTTCTTCGGTAGGAGTTATAGGATTAGAACCAGCTAAAGGTTGTTTAACCAATGCTAATATTTCTGATATAAATTGTTCTTTTTCTGTCATATTCCTAATCCTAATTGTACTAGCAAATCATCTTCATATTCAGGTTCTATTTCTCTTGATAACAGAGTATCAAACATAGGTCCAAATTGTGGTGTTTCCTTTATTATTTTAGTCGCTTCATTCCTAAGTGCTGATCTTACACCTGCGTAATCTTTACCAGTTTTCCATATAGTTTCTGACTTACCAGCAGCAACAAAACTATCTATAACAGTTTGTCGTATAGCTAAGTATTTTTTAGTAGCTGCAACTGTTTCAAAATCTTGTAGATCTGGGTCATTAACCATTTTAATTAACTGGTCTATCTGCATTTCAATAGTTGGTTTATTAGGTGAACCAACAATACCAGGTTGTCCATAACCCCAATATCTTTGTTCAAGCTCTTTTTTCTTTGCATCTCTTAATGCTTTCGCAGCTGCTGTATTGTTACCCATAATACCAATAGTTCTTTCATACTGTTCTAAAGCAACTGATCCTAATAGTTTATTCTTTGCAGTAGCCCATTGTTCAGGTGTTCTGTATTCTCTCTTACCTTCTAGTAACGACCTCTTGTAAGCATCATATGAGAACTCTGCATAAACTGGTGGTGGTTCTAAGTACCAAGCAACTAAAGGATATTTGTCATAGATTTCCATATTGTCTTTCATCCAGTTAGCACCATCAACAGTAGAAGGATATTTTTCTATAGATACTGTTTTAGCAACTGTTAGAGGCAATGGATTTATACCAAATATTTCAACGAATTTATCTGTAGCTAAAGCATCATCATAGTTAACAGATTGTTTGATTGTTCTGTATTCATCAGCTAATGTTTCAAACATAAAGTAATCAGTGTTTTTATCTGTAATTTCAAATATAGGTGATGAAGCACCAGCAGGTCCAAGCACTTGTGATACTGCTCTAAACAAGAACAATACCTTTGCACCTTCTACTGCTTTTTGCATACCTTCTTTAGCTTTTTCTTCTGTACTATCATCAATCTGACCTGAATACAGTAATGCTTTGTATGTGTCTATAACTGTATTACCAAAAGCACCTTGTGCGTTTTCTTCTTGATTAAATATTAATTTAATAAATTTATCTGCCCAAGCTGGTTTCAGTCCTAATGCCTTAGTCCACTCATCTTTGTTTTGATAATCAAATGGAGGAAACTCACCGAACAATACTTTGTTTACTAAACCCTCTTCTGGAAAGTTTCTAAACATAAATGCAGCAGGGATCTGGACTACAGGTCCAAAACCTGGTAGCAATCCAGCAGCAATGTTTATGCTCTCTGCATAGACAGGCATATTAACCCTGACATCTTGATTAGATGTTGCATCTTTAAACATCCAATCTTGTATTAATCCTGTACCTGGATAGTTAAATACTACTTGTCCATTGATAGGGTTTTTATAAAATATACCTTTACCTGTTGGTCCAAAAGTATCATTCTCTTGTGATGCACCATCCCAAATAGTTCCTGTTCTTGCAGCAACTTGTGGATTAGCTTTCATAATGCCTAACCAAGTGGTAAGTACCTCTTGATACGCATTACCGAATGGGAACAACCAACGACTTGTTTCCCAAAATCTTCTTTGTTCTGTTATGTCATATAGTAATTTTTTAGTAGCATCTACACCAAAACCTTTAGCCATAAGTTCTATTAATTCTGCATCAGCTATACCATTTTTACTTGCAGCTATACTTTCCATTCTTTTTAGTGTTTTCTTGTTAAGACCAGCTTTTGTTGCACCAGCGATAATTTTATCTTTTACTTCTTGTGTACTAATAGCAATCAAATCTTCTGATTTTTTCCAATAAGAAGATTTAAACACAGGTATTCGTGACATAGTATTTGTTGGAGTAGTCATAAAAAATTTAAACAAGTTTTCTGTAACTTGATCGTAAAACCCTTTTGGAACTGTTTGTGGTTGTAATTTCCAATCAACTTGATCTGGTAATACACCATCTCCACCAAACTTTTCTATATACTCATCAAATGCTTTACTTTCATATTTATCAACATCTTGTTGTAATTTTTTTGCATCTTTTTCTTGTAGAAGATTTTTTGCTAATAAATCCAAATCTGATTGTTTAGCACCAATATTTCTTGCTGTATCTAAACTAATTGTTTGTCCTTTTGCATTTTTAAAAGATCCAGTAATAACTAAGTTATATAAATCAGGATTTACTGTTTTGCCATCAGCAGAAAGGAAACCTTTTAAGTTGTTTCTCATACCATCAATAAACCACTCAATAGCTTCATCATATTCCTTTTTGGTTAATCCTTGTTTTCCATCAAGCATTTTAAGAATATTACTTTTACCTGCTGTAAGGTTAAGCATTGCTTCTCTATATTCATTACCTTGTGTTTTTAGTAATCTAGCAAACTCTGCAAAACCAGCTGATGGGTTGTCAGATAATTCTATTGAAGCAACTTTTTTAGTTATAGTATCACTTCTTAATAGATTAATTACTCTCCATTGTCCTTCTTTCCAACCTGTAGGATTGTTTAATTTGACTGCTGGTATGTATTGAAATCTTGAATCAACTATTCTTTGACCTTTTAAAACTTCTTTAGAAATTCTACCTGTTGCAGATTCTGAAATACCAAGTTTAAAAGCTGTTGTATCTAACCAACCTTCTTTTGCATAGCTGCCTCTTACACCCATACTGTCATCAAAAATTCTAGCAAGTAGTCCAATAGGGTGATCTAACACTCCTAATGCACCATTTGCTACAGCTCTTAATTGCTCTTCAAATATAACTCTCATTGTCCAAGCTGGTCTTAGTAGAACTAATGGTTTAAATATTGTTCCTACATAAACATCTAATGCTCTACCAACAGCAGATTCTCCTGCAACACCCATAGCATTTCTGAAATTACCATTAAAACTTGTATCTAATTTGTTTGCTAATTTTATAACTTTACTTGGATTAGCTAAACGCAAATCTTGTGTCAAAGCAGATTCCAAAACATTTTTTGTACCTGCTGATTGTGCAATTTGGTCTATTGCTTCATCTGAAAGATTTTGCCCTTGTTTAGATTTTTTTAGAAATCCTACTATTTGATCTGGTATTGCACCAAATTTATTTAGTACAGGTAAATTAGTTGTGTTTTCAACTTGATCATCTAATATTCTTTGCAACACAGTAAATACTTCTTTTACCAATCCTTGATTTTTTTCTAGTTTTCCTGCTGTTTCTAGTTCTTTTGTGTATATATCTTGCAGTTGTGAAAAATCATCTTTTACTCTAGTAACAATAGTCGTTGCTCTACGACCAGGATTTTTAGTTTCTAGTTCTGATAACGCAACTATCATATCTTTTACTCTTTGACTACGATTAGTTGTAGTACCAGATGGGTCAAGAAGTTTTAAAAACTTTGTGTATTCAACAATTAAATTATCTGGATTGTTAGCACTAAGTTTTGTTTGGAATTGAGCACCAAAATAATCATCTGCTGCTCTTCTGAAAGTTCCAACTTTCTGTACTTTAGGCACCATACCTTCTGTACCTACTGCTAATACTCTTTCAGACAATAATTCTTTAACTGCTGCTACTGCTTCTTCTGATGCTTCTCCTACTGCATTAATCATTTTATTGTCTGGGTCAAGATCAAATAAATTTTTTGTAAATGTTGCAAACTCATCACTCAACGCTTCATCTTTTATAACAAACTGATTTACTAATTTAAAATTAGATTTAAGCAATATTTCATCTGGATTGTTTCTATTTTCGTATAAAAACTTTGCTAACTTTGTTCCAAGTTCTCCATCTATAGCTTCTTTAGCTGTTGTTCTGCTAAAAGATTTTCTCACAAAACCCTTTAATAAACCTGTAGCAGCTTCTCCTTCATCAGTAAGTTTTAACATTTGACTCGCACCTTTACCAGCTTTGTATGCTTTACCTGCCCAAAAAGTAGGGTCAAGTAAATTAAGACCTAAGTCAATAAGACCTGTGTAAAAATCATAAGCTCTATCTTCAGGACCTGCAATAAATTCTAGTGGTTTAAACAACACACGACCTGGTGTCATATGTGGACTTTTACCTCTAGCAATTAATGCAGCAGCTCTGTCACCATCAAACTGTGCAACTTTTTCTTGTTCAAATACCTGATCAAACACATTAACGCCTAAAGAAGAAGCAGCTAGTTGTCTAGCTCTTATAGGGTCTGCACCTTTATCAATTAAATCTTTGTATGTCTGTGTTTTCTCTGGATCAGTAGATTGAAACAAGGCAGTACCTAAATCAACCTTTTGTCCTTTTTCTTTAGCCTCTCTCCAGTATGCAAATGGTTCTATCTGTGCTTTTTTATATGCTTCAGAAAATGTTGCACCTTGTTGTACTAAGCCAATAGTTCTTATAGGTTCTGCTATAACATTTTCATAAAGAGAACGAACACCTAGTAGTCCACCTTTGACTGCTAATTCTGAAAACCCACCTGTATCAGGGTTAACATTAAATTGTTCAAAGACTGCATTTTTGATTGCACCATAAGTTTTTTCTTTAGCTTTACTAAAAAAATCTGTAAGACCTTCTACAAAAGAATCATCTGATTGTGTTTTAGTAGCCTGTACCATAACTGATGCAGGTATGTTTGCACTTTGTTGGTTTATAGAACTAAGTCTGTTTGCCTCATCTGGAGTTACCATTATAAGAACTCTAGTAAACTGTCATCACCTGTTTCTAGCCAACTGTCATAAACAAAGTTTCTAATCTCTTCGGCTTGTAATACTTGATTTGTTGCTGGAGGATTAATACCAGGACCAAAATCTAGTCCAGAAGTAACTGGTTCTGATTTTCTATCAGTTGCAGCAAAAACATCTATAGCTGGTGGTTTCATACCACGCCTTTGCATACCTTCTTGTTGTGCTTTTCTTAATGTTGATTCTCTAGCTGTATTCGGTAAACCACCACCTTGTTCAACTTGTTCTTTTATTTCTTTACCTTCACCAAAAGTAGTACCAGCAGTTAAACCTGCAACCATACCACCTGGATTTCTTCCTATTGATCTGGAAGAGCCATTATATTTATTTTTACTTAAACCTTTGTTACTCGGTGATCTCGCCATCTTCATCCTCTTCTTCTTCTTCAAAAAACTGAAACGCTGAACTTATAACCATATAACCAAATGGAAATACTAAAGGAGGTAGCTGATCAATGTACATATTACCTTTTGGCTTGAATATATCTTCTTCTAAAATTATGTCATCACCTAACTCATCAACATCAACTAAGCAAAAATCTACTATATCTTCAAACTTTTTATTTATAGACATTATCCTCCTATTCCACCAAGTAGTTGTGCTATGCCTGGTGGAGCACCTTGTGGTGGCAAGGCACCTCCTCCAAGCAATTCTTGTTCAGCTGTCGGTATCTCTGGCTCTTCTGCCGTAAAGAACTTATCTAAGATATTTTGCATATCATCTGGATTTTTTCTTATCTGCACAACAGCCATAGTTGCTTTTGGATCGCCCTGTTGGGCTTGTGCTAACAATGTATCAAACAATACACTGTCTGCTTTTTCTTTTGTAATTCTATCGTTAACTCTGACAAGGTTATCTAAACCATCTAGGTTCTCTTGTAGTGTTTGTCTATCAATAATACCAGCTTGTAGTAACTGTAATCCTGTCACTATCTTCTGTGGTTCATCATAACCAGCCATAGCTCCATACACTCTTCGTGTCTTATAAGAACTAATGTCTTTTGCTGGATCGTATGTTTCTGAATAGAAAGTATTATCCATATAACCAGACAGTGATTTAGACTTACCACCATACATTTTTGCATCCCACTCTAATCTTTTACCATCAATCATTTCTATAGCATCAGACATTACTGTATGATACTCTCTAATCATTAGTGACATAGATGCACCGAGTTCTTCAAGTCCTCTACCAGTAGCAAATGCTAGTGGTGACTGTGAATCATCAGTTGT